AGTCGTTCATAGCTCGAAATCACACTATTTTCAAAAAACTCAAATTTAAGTTAATAAAATCATTTAAAATTAATCACAAGTGAATAACTTTTTCATCAAAGTTTATACTAAAATACAAACTTATTCACAAAGTAGATATCATGTAGCATTACACCACTTTTAAAATAGAAAATATTAACCAATTTATTAACTAAAATATTAACCAACTTTTAAAGTAATTATTTTTATGCTATTATTTCACATGGCAACAAAAAAAGATGAATTAATATCAGGTGCAGAATTAGCAAGACGATTAAATGTAACACCTGTATATATAACAAATAATAAAACTAAACTAAAAAATGCAAAATGTATGTTTGGTAAAAAATATTATTTTGAAAAATCATCTTTACTATTGGGAAAAAATCCACATGATCCACATGAAAGTTATCAAAAAGTAAATAATACAAAAGAAAAAGAGCCAGTTAAAAAACCTCAACCAAAAAAAGCACCAATTAAAAAAGAAACTCCAAAAGTTGAAAATGTTCCACGTGGAACAATTGAAGATAATGAAGAAATAAAACTACTTAGAGAAGAAAACTTAAAACTAAAAAAAGAACTCAATGAGATAAAATCAAAAGATACGTTTGATGATTTAAAAATAAACATTAAAAAGCTATATATTGAAATATCAGATGCGATAGGAGATGTTGAGATAACTAAAAACTTTGCAGTATTAAACGGACTTAAAGCAAAAGCAGCAGCATTAAAAGAATTAGAACTAGCAGTTTTTCAAGGAATTAAAAACAAACAATTAGATGAGAATTTATATGATAAAGAATCAGTAATTAAAATTATAAATATTGCTACATCATCGTTTAGAAAATCACTTTTAAATCTAGCTAATAACTATGCTACTTCTTTGGAGGGATTATCAAAACTAGAAATTAAAGAGTATGTACTAGCAGATATAAATAAAATTTTAGAAGATTTTCAAATGGTGGGGAAACAGTTTGAGTAATCTAAAACAAAAAGAAACTGATATATTAAATATTATTTTCAAACAACTAAAGCCAAAACCAAAGACCGATACTTTAGAATTTTGTAAAAAATACGGAGTATTGAGTGGAGAATCATCAAGCGTTACTGGTAGATTCGTTCCATATCCATTTCAAGAATTAGGATTAAAAGCAACAAGTGATGAAAGAGTAGAACAATTAATATTTATGAAAAGTACACGTACAGGATATACAAAGACTTTAAATTTTGCTATTGCTTATCACATAGTAGAAGATCCATGTCCACAAATGATATTTTTACCTAATAATACAAAGGCTATAGAATGGAGTAAAAAAGAGCTTACACCAATGCTTAGAGATATGCCAATAGTAAACGATAAGTTATACAAAGGACGTGAAGAAGTAAATCTTTTCAAACCTTATAGTGGTGGTTTTTTAGGTATTGCAGGACTTCAAACAGCTAACAATGTAGCGTCTGTTACTCTTAAAAATGTTTTTGTAGATGAAGCTGATCGTGTTCCATCTGATTTAGATGGAGAGGGTGACACATTCGGTCTATTAGCCAAAAGGTCAGAGTCGTATTATGATGGTAAATTTATAGCAGGATCAACACCAACAATTAAATATCATTCAAATATAGAAACTCTATTTAGTGAAACAGACATGAGATATAGATTTTATCCATGCCCCAATTGTGGAACATATCAGATACTAGAATTTAAAAATTTAAAATGGGATAAAGAATATCGCGAGGGTGTATTACATCATTTAACAGAAACAGCACGTTTTAAATGTGTACATTGTGAAGAAAAAATATATCAAAACCATCATAGAAAAATGGATAAAAAAGCACGATGGTACCAAACTAAAAAATTTTATTGTTGTGAAGAATGGCAAGACCCTCTAAAAAATAAAAATTGGTATTGGAATGATGATATTACAATAGAGCATAAAGACTATTTAAAGAATGGAGAAGCATTATGTAAGCATTGTAATAAAACAGCAGAATATAATAGAACTGAAAGGGTAAAAATAGGAGTCCATTTATGGGCTGCAATGGGATATCATGCACAATCAACTTGGAAAAAAATAGCTGCTGCTTTTATAGATACTTTAGGAAGTAAAGAAAAATTAAAAGTATTTACTAATACATGGTTGGGTTTAACATTTGAAGAAAAAAATATAACTTTAGAATCTAATAAAATTATGGAACGTGCAGAAGATTATGAAAGAGTTCCAAATGATGTAAAAGTAATAACTATGACAGTCGATACACAAGATAATAGATTAGAATATAGTATAAAAGCATGGTATATGGGCGAAACTTCATATAATATTGAATATGGTCAAATACTTATCGATCCAATTAATGCAGAGTGTTGGAATGAGCTAAAAAGAATATCACTAAAAAAATTCAAACAAGAAGATGGAAAACTATGCGGAATATTTAAAGTATTTATTGATATGGCAGGTCATAGAACAGATGAAGTTAAAAAATTTGTACGTAAGAATAAAGATAGATTTACAATGTTAAAAGGGGATTCAAAAGAAGTAACAGAAAATGACGCTAGACAAGTAGCAACATTAAAACAAAGTGCAGGAGATAAAACAGGTATAAAAGATATTATTATGTGGGTAGCAACAAATAAAGCTAAAGATATAATATTTGATAGACTACTTCTTGAAAATAATGAATATGGCTCAATACATCATAATTTAACTTTTGATATAAAATGGTACAAAATGCTAACAGCTGAAAAAAAAGATATTGAAAAAAATAAATATGTTAATCCAGGTAGTCAAAGAAATGAAGCTATAGATTTAGAAGTATATCATCTAGCAGCAATAAGACTTATTCAATCTACACCATCATTTGGACTAGATTTATCTATAAAAGAAGAAGAAAAGTAACACTATTTAAAAATACTTTGTAAATTTGTTAAAAATATAAGTACTAACTTAGATAATTAGATATAGTAAATAAAAAGGCTTAAAATGAAATGGGATTATAAAAGTATAAATATACTACAACAAAGAATAGTAAATGATGTATGATAAGATTAATCTACTTACCCTGTTCTCAGGGGTGGGCAGCCCCGAACAAGGAGCTAAAAGAGTTTATGGAAAAGATTTTAAATTAGTTGCAGCTTGTGAATGGGATAAATACGCACGACAAAGTTTCAAAGCAAACTACAAAATAAGTGATGAACATTTTCATAGTGATATTTCTGATATGGATGGTACACAATACCAGGGTCAAGTGGATATTTTAGTCGGTGGCTCACCTTGTCAAGATTTTTCTTTAGCTGGATTAAGAAAAGGTATCGATGGAAATAAAGGTATTTTAATATATGAGTATATTAGAATTATCCAAGAAGTAGAACCGCCCATTTTTATTTATGAAAATGTAAAAGGTATGTTATCTGATAAAAAAGGTCAAACGATAAAAGACTTTGTACAAGCATTTAGAGATATGGGCTATCATTGTCATTATGAAGTTTTAAATACAAAAGATTATGGAGTTCCACAAAATAGAGAAAGAATCTTTTTAGTTGGATTTAAAGATAGTGAACATTATCATAATTTTTCTTTTGCACCTAAAATAAAACTAGAAAAAAGACTAAAAGATGTTTTAGAAAATGATGTTGATGAAAAGTATTACTTGAGTGATAAAATAATCAAGGGATTCAAATCTAAAGATAATAATTTTAATGGAAAGTTTGATCCTCAGTCAAAAAATGATATATCTAAATGTTTAACTTCAAGATACTATAAGTGTGGTAGGACTGATCCCTATATAATAGAACCAAAAATAGAAATAATTGGGAATATTTCTCCAAAAGGATTTGGATCAATGGATATTCATTCTATAAATGGAATTTCTAAAACATTGTTATCCGGAGGAGGTGGAAATACTGAACCAAAAATACAAGAAAATTTTAAAATCAGAAAATTAACACCAAGAGAATGTTTTAGACTCCAAGACTTTCCAAATGATTTTAAATTTGTAGTTAGTAATTCACAACTATATAAACAAGCAGGAAATAGTATATCTGTTAATATGATGGAAATGATTTTTAATCAAATAGAATTATCGAGAAATGGATCAACCGATAAAGGAAGTTTATTTTAAAATTTAATAAAACAATTTGACAATTAAAAAAAAATAGTATACAATAACACAAATAAAGCATAAGTCCAAAGTATCGTTAGAGAAATGGCAACAATCAAAGAGTCTTAAATTATGACTTAAAGGGTTACAAACTATGATTACATACGCTGATAAAGCAATCGCAAAATCAAAATACCCATCACTAACAGAAAAAAAAGCACTTGAACAATATTTCATAGATAATATAACATTATGGAGTAATACATTAGAATCACTTTCAATGTCACAAGATTATAAAATTTCAAATGGACAAAGTTCATCTAGAGAATTAACACGTGTTGAAATTGATGAAGCTCAATCTCAATTAAATATATGGACTGAAAAACTAGAAAATTTAAATAATAGTTCTATACAATCGCCACGATTCGCAACAATTCAAACACATGGGAATAGAATATGTTAAACTTTTTTAAGAGTGATGTAACTAAAGCAAAAGAACAATTAGAAATTAATAAAATAAATTTCGAGTCAAAAAAGTATGAATTGGCTTTAGCTAATTGGGGTAGCGGTGGTTATGATGGTGCAACACAAACAGCAAACTATGCGACTAGCTCATGGACTACTACTCCTGATGATGATATATCAGATTTATCTACACTAGTACCAACATCAAGAAACTTTTATAAAAATAATGGTTTTTATGGTGGTGTTATTAAGTGTGCAGTAGATCACACTATAGGGACTGGACTACGTGCAAAATCTACAATCAAAAGAGATATAATTCCTAATGTATCAAACGAAACTTTAAAAAAGTTAGAAGATGAATTTGATAATTATTTTAATGACTATGCAAATTCTACTATTTGTGATGTAACTGGAAAAGACAATTTTTATCAACTTCAAAGATTATCTTATTTGACTATGAAAAAAGACGGTGATTTATTTGCACTTTTACCACTTAAAAAAATAGTAGATTCAAGTGTATTGCAAATAAAACTAATAAATAGTGAAAATGTATGTTCATCAAATACAGATTTTGTTGAGGGTATAAAAGTAAATAAAGATAAATATCCTTTAAAATATTCTATAAAACAAGATGATAGCTCATATAAAATTGTCAATGCAGCTGTAAATAAAAAGAAAAATGTACTCCATGTATTTCATAGAGAACGACCTGAACAATTAAGAGGTATACCTTTTTTAACTCCAGTAATGCGAGATATATCTGCTATTGATGAATATATGAAATATGAATTAACAGCTGCAAAAATGAATGCAATTTTTTATGGAACTATTAAGACTGATACAGATACAAGCGTGTTTGGTGGAGATAGTAAAGTGGATTTATCAACTGGTCAAGTAAAAGAAGATCCAAATACAATTATAAAAGAAAATGTAATAACTCAATTAAAAACTAATGAAGAATTAGATATGCACGATACTGGACGTGATAATCCAAACTATGAACAGTTTATAAATACATCAGCTATGAAAGTGGCTATGAATACTAGAATACCGCTAGAAATGATTAAAGCTCAATTTGTTTCAAGTTATTCAGCGTCACGTGCAGTAATGTTACAAATGGAAAAGTTCACTAAGCCTGAAAGAGATTTGTTGGTAAACTCTTTTTGTAAGCCAATAAGACAGCAAGTTTTATTATATGCAGTTTTAAGCGGTCAAATTTCTGTACCTAACAATTTCTTTCAATATATTAACCAATATTTAAGAGGTGTATGGATAGGCGACCCTGTAGGTAGCGTTGATCCAATAAAAGATGTTAAAGCAAAAATAGCAGCAATAAACGAAAACTTATTGACTAGAGAAAAAGCAACATCAGACTTAGGTCATGGAGATTTTGAAGCTAATACTATAATGTTAGAAAAAGAATATGAAACATTAAAAACAAGAGGATTAATCATAGAGGAGAGTTTAAATGTTAATTGAAATAAATGATGAAATAGGATACTGGGGTATATCAGCTTATCAAGTAAAATCACAACTTGAAAATATGAGTGGAGATATAACAGTAGAGATTAATAGTCCTGGTGGAAGTGTTTACGAGGGTATAGCAATATTCAACGCTTTAAAGTCATATGATAAAGGAAGTGTTACAACTATTATAACTGGTCAAGCTGCGTCTATGGCTTCATATATTGCACTAGCAGGAGATACAATTAAAGCATATGACAATGCAGTTTATATGATTCATAATGCTAGTGTTTGCTTATGTGGAGATTTTAATTATCTTAGAAAAAGAGCGGATGTATTAGAGGGTTTATCTAGTATTATTAAAAATGCTTACATATCTAAAACTGAAAAATCTAGTGAAGATTTACAAAAGATGATGGATGACGAAACATATTTTTTTGGAAGTGAAATTTTAGAAAATGGGTTTGTTGATGAATTAATAGAAACATCAAATAATAATGATGATTCAAGTCAATCTAAAGCTATGGCTAGTGAGTCGTTTAAAGCTTGTATGGAACACGTGCAAATGAACACAAAAGAAGATAAAGAGTTAATAGCTGCAATTAACAAAGTGGTAACTATACCGACTGCTAAAAGCGATGAAATAGCAAATTCAAAAAAAGGAAATAGTATGACATATACTAAAGAAAAATTTGAAGCTTTGGAAAAAGATAATGCTAAAGCTTTAGAAGATAAAGCAAGTGAAGCAAAAGCACTTGAAAGAAAAAGAGTATCTGAAATAATGGCACTTGGTGGAAATCACGAATTTACACAAAAAGCTATTGAAGATGGTTTAACAGTTGGAGATAGTGCAATAGCATTATTAAAACAAAATCAAGAAGTTCAAGCAAAAGCAAAGACTGATTTTGAACAAGCTGCAAATGATGTAGAAAATGTAGGTCAAGAAGAATCTGAAGATTTGACAAAAGCTCAATTAGAAGATAAAGCTTGGGATAATGCAGTAAATGCAAAATATAAAGGGGAAAAGTAATGAGTACAGTAGCAACAGTAGGGTATAACAATTTAGTATCTAAAATACGTGAAACAGAATCCGTAACTTTAGCAAGTGGAGTAGCATATACAATAGGTATGATTATTGTTCTTGGAAATGATGGTTTATATAGACACAATCTAGTTGTTAATCCTGATGGAATTGTAAGCGGTACATATTTGCCATATGGAGAACAAAAAGTATATGTATTAAGTGAAGATGTAGACGCTACACTTGAAGAAAAAACAACAATTGCATATAGTGGAGATTTTAACAGAAATGAAGTGACATTTTTATCGCCACAAGTTGAGGAAGATGTTGCAGGAACATTACAATCAAAAAATATAATTTTAGAGAATTGGAGCAAAAAATAATGAATATTAGTGCAGTATTATCAAGAGCAGCAGCAGCAGCAATAACACAAGTACAACCTAAAATTGGGTTGTTTATGTCATTCTTTCCAGTAATTCAAAAGGTACAAGAAAGAGTAATTGAATTAGATTTTAAAAAGAATGGTACAAATATAGCTTCTTTTGTAAATCCAAATGCAAAAGCAAAAGGTAAAAAGCTAGATGGGTTTGAAGTAAGACAATTTACATTACCAACTAAAAAAGGTAAGTTTATTATTACAAGCGATGACTTATCAAAAAAACTTTTTGGTACAACAATTTATGACAAATCAGCAACACTACAAACAAAAGCATTAAATTTAATGGATACTGCTATTATGGATTTAAAAGATGATGACTTTACAAGAGATGAAGTGTCAGCAGCGGAACAAGTATTCACAGGAACTCTTTCAATTGTTGGAGAGGGCGAAAATAGAGATATGGACTTTCAAAGAAGTGCAGAGAATGAGTTTGATCTAGGTTCAGGAAACTATTGGGATGAAGCAGGTGGAGATCCAAAAGCTGATTTTGATGAATTTATTATGACAGCGGGTCAAAGTGGACATGTATTAACTCATGCAATTGCACAACCTGAAGTAATGCAAAAATTAACTTCTAATGATGACATTAAAGAAGAATTAGACAATAGAAGAATTGAAAACGGGTCATTAGCATTTGAAAGTTATGCTGATACAATTGGAGCAATCTATTATGGAACTTATAAAAATATTGCTTTATGGGGTTACATGGGAACATATACTGATGAAGAGGGTATCTCACAAAATGCAGTACCTGCAAAACAAATAGCATTAATGTCAAGAGTTTCTAAAAATGGAACAATTGAAGGATATGCAAATGATGTAGCGGTTGCAATGGGTAAAGAGGGTGTATCTATTGATTCAGATATGTTTATCACTAAAGTTGAAGTATCAGATGAACCAAGTGAAGCTACAGTACATGGTATCAAAACATCAACACCACTATTATTAGACCCTGATTCTACAATCGTAGCTACAGTTTTAGCGTAAGGAATAAAAAATGGAAGTTATTATTATAAAGAAAACAAAACAAAATAGAAAGTGGTTAAGACCATCTTCTGAACCAATTGAAATAGATAATAAAATTGCAAAAGGTTTAATAGAAAAAGGTATCGCAAAATCAACAGATGTAAAAGTTGCAACTGTTAAAAATGAAGAAGTTGAAAAACTAGAAACAGATTTAACAGAATCTGAAAATAAAAATAAAACTTTGGATAATGAAGTAAAAAAATTAAAAAAAGAAAATAAAGATACAGAAGATGAGAATAAAAAATTGAAAGAACTTTTAAAAGTTTCAATTGGATTATCAAAAGATAAAGTACCTGATGGTGCAGAATCTTATGTAAAAGTGGATTTAACAAAGTAATGAGTGCATTTGATGATATGTTAGAAAACGACCATTCAAGTATGGTTACTAATGAAGAGTTTGGAAAGAGTTGTTACAATCGCAATTCAGAACAGACTTTTAATGTCATCAAAACAGATACTCATGTAGTTGTTGAAGAAAACACAGGAATACCAATTATTAATGATAAGCCTATGTTTAATACTCCAATAAATCATTTAGTAGATGGAATTATGGTTAAAACTATTTTAAATCATGGCGATGTTTTAGAAATTGAAAACGAAGTATACAAAATTAGAGAAACTAAACCTGATGGAATAGGTGGAATGGATATTTATTTAAAGGATTACTATGTATAAAAAAACTGTTATAAGGAAATATTTTAAAGAGTATTTAGAATCTTTAGCAACTTTTTTTAATGGTAATGTTTTTAGTGGAAATATAAATCCACGAATGAAAGATATATCATATCCATTTGTACAGATAATTAGTTCAAATGATACAGTAGTAGAAAATTTAACAGACCATACTATGAGAGAGATGGATTTAATGATCCATGTTACTGTAAAAAACAATAATGTAAAAGATACAGATGATTTTATGGAAAATATAGAATTAGCAATGTTCCACGTGGAACAATACATGAGTTTACTTTTAAATGTTCCATATGAATATGTTCCTACAAATGAAGATAATTTTAATTTATTTGAAAGTGTAAGAATAGAAAACAGTTTAAACGATTCTAATATAGATTCTAGTTCTGATATTGGAACAGCAGTATTGGGATATAAAATAGAATACAATTATGAGAATCCAGTTAAACCGCAAAACTTTGAAGATTTTGATATTCAAGGGAGTATCGAAAACATGAAAATATTATATAAAGGGGATCCAATATATGAAAACGCTAGTACTAACGGATGAAGCAATAAAAGAGAATAGAGTAGTAATTGACCCAGTAACAGCTAAAAGAGTTACTGAAAAAGGTGTAAAAGTTAGAAAAATTACAACTTATTGGAAAAATAGAATTACAGATAAAGACGTAGAGATTAAACCTACTGAAAAAAAGAAAGTGAGTAAATAATGGCTATTGAATTTCAAGAAATAGTAAACAGTCCACTACCATTTGTACAAGCTGAATTAATAAGAGCTGAAACAAATGGCGATATTGTTCAAGAATATACAGGATTGTTTTTCGGACAAAAAACAGCAGATGGAACAGCAACACCAAATGAATTGATAGAGATTTTTTCACATGGAGAAGCTCAAAAGAAATTTGGAAAAACTTCAATGTTGGCACATTCAATCGGTGCATTTTATGATGTGAACGAGGGTATATCTCATTTAAAAGTTATTCCTTTAGATGATAATGAGTCAGGTGCAGAATCAACATCTACACTTACAATAAGTGGAGCAGCTACAGAAAATGGAACACTAGCTATTTATATATGTGGAAGAGCGTACAAAATAGCAGTATTAACTGGAGATACTCCAATTGAAATAGCAGAGTTAATAGTTGATACAGTTGCAGAAAATGAAACTTCACAAGTAATAGCTTCAAATGTTGCAGGTGTAGTGACTTTCACATCAGTACATAAAGGAACTTATGGAAATACTTTAAAATTAAGAGTGAATTATAATCTTGATGATGAAACACCAACAGGATTAACAATAGTTACAGTTGATTTTAATAAAGGTGTGGGTGATCCTGATTTAGAAAATACTGGAGTAATTGAAGTTCTTGAAGAAAATCAATTTAATCTAATTGTAGAGCCATACACAGATAATGCAAATCTTACATTAATAGATACAGCATTAACAGATAATTTTAAAGCTACTGAAATGCTTGATGGTTTTTGTTTGGTTGCAGTAAATGACACAGTATCAAATTTAATTACTAAATCTTTAGTTTTTAATAGTCCTTTTATCACAATAGCAGATAACTATTCATCTTTAGATAGTCCAATGGTGCAAATGGGTAGCGTTATGGGAAGAATTGCAGATATTGCAAGTAATAACCCTGGAGCAAGTTATCTAAATGAAGAATTGCCAGGTATTTTACCATTAGATCAAAGACTACATACAGAAAGAAAAGTTTTAGCAGGTGGAGGAATTGCAACTTATAAAGTTCAAGGTTCATCATTATTAATGGAAAGAACTGTTACAACTCAACAAGTAGATAAAAATGATGTATCTATTGATGTAGATGATACTGATTTAAGATTTTGGTTAGCTTTGTCTTATGTAAGATATTCTTTTGTTGTTGCATTTTCTCAATATCAAGGAATGAAACTTTCAGATGATTCATCAAAAGTAGGAGCAGGTTCTAAAGTAATGGATCCTAATACATATGGCGAAAAGTTAAAACTTCATTACAAATGGTTAGTAGAGCAAAAAATAGTATGTGAAGATACTGAAACATTTAATGAGTCTGTAGTAGTTTTAAAAGATGGAAATAGACTTAATTCACAGTTTGAAATAAATGTTATTAATGTTCTACTTCAACAAGCACAACAAATAGGGTATAGGAGTTAAAAGATGGCAAATGCTAAAGCAATTACAATAAATGGGGATAGATTTTCAGTACAATCTACAACAATTGAATATAAACCATCAGGACAAACACGTACTCCTATTGTTGGAGATGGTGGAGAAGTGATGGGGTATACTACCGAAAAAACAGCAGGTATGATTAAAGGAAAATTTTCTATTCTCAAAACAGCTGATACAATAAAGCTTAGAGATTTGGAAGATGGAGAGATTATTCTTGAATTAACAAGTGGTATAAATGTAGTAGGCTCAAATTGTACACAAATTGGAGATAATAGCGTGGTTATATCTGATTCGGTTGTCGAGTATGAGTTTAGTGGCGATATAACAGAAAATTAAAAAGGAAATTAAAATGAGTGAAACATTAAAATTAAAAAGACCAATTTTATCAGCAAATGGAAAAGAAGAAATAGCAGAAATTACAAGAAAAAAAGATGATGATATTTCAGCCCTAGATTTTTTAGATATGGATTTAACAACAAAATTAGGAAGTCAATTGCCTGTTATTTGTAGTCTTTATAATCTAACTGAAAAACAAGTATCAAGTTTACACCCTAAAGATTTTATGGAACTTGTTGCAGTAGTGGGAAAGTACATATCTTAGCAAAAGAGTACGTTCCTAAAATAGCAGTAATCTTAAAGGTTTTTCATACTCCTTTAAGTGAACTAAAAAACACAAGAATAATAAAAAATATGTTTGACATGGCGGAACATATGTCAAAGAGTGAATAATATTTATTCTTAAAGAGTATCAAAAAGGTACTCTTTTAAAATAGATAAAAAGGGGATAATATGAGTTTAGAGGGTGCAAGAGGTACAGTATCAATAATAGATAAAGCAACAGCTCCACTTAGAAATATTGCTAAGTCTTTTTTAAATATGGGAACAAGTGCAAAAGATAGCACAAAAGATGTAAATAAAACAACTTTAGCACTTGGTAAATTATCAGCTATGCAGAATAGAATAGGTAGAATACAAGCAAACAACAAACGACAAACATCAGGGATAAGCAGTCAAGCAGTAGGAGTTGCTGCGTTTGGGTTGGCTTTAAGAAGTGTTTTAAATCCTGCTATTAAATTTGAACAATCAATGAAAAACTTACAAGCAGTAGCATTTGGGACAGCAGATTCAACAGTTGATGTTGCAGGAAACATGGCTAAACTTTCAGAACAAGCACAAAAACTAGGGGCAACAACTGCATATAGTGCAACACAAGCAGCAGAGGGGCAATTATTTCTAGCAAAAGCAGGATTTAAAACGAATGATATATTAGCGTCAATGAGTCCACTTTTAAGTTTAGCAGCAGCAAGTCAAACAGAACTTGGTAGAGCGTCCGACATTACATCAGATTTACTTGGAGCTTTTGGAATGACCGCAAAAGATACAGGAAAGTTAGCAGACGTTTTAGCTGCTGCAACATCATCAGCAAATGTTGATATGGAAACACTATTTGAAACTTTAAAAGTGGCAGCACCTATTGGAATAGCAGCAGGGCAAAGCATGGAAGCTATAACAACCGCAACCGCTTTACTTGGAAATGTTGGTATTAAAGGAAGTATGGCAGGAACAGCACTTAAAAACGCTTTAACTAATTTGGCAAGTCCTGCATCAGAGGGTGCAAAAGTATTACAAGATTTAGGAATAAAAACATCAGACGCACAAGGTAATATGTTGCCATTGCAAGATATTATGCTAAAACTTGGAAAAACTGCAAAAGGATTATCACAAGTACAAAGAATAAAAGCATTTGACGCTGTATTCGGTAAAATTGCTATGGCAGGAGCTATTAATTTAGAAAAAGCGGTAAATAGTGGAGATTTTGAAAAGATGTTAAAAAATCTTGAAAACTCCGAGGGAGTAGCCAAAAAAATGGCTAACATTCAAATGGATTCAACAGCAGGAAGCATTAAGGCTTTAACATCAGCAGCTGAGGGTGTAGCTATTACATTTGGTAATTTATTAACTCCTGCATTAAGAGGATTCGCAGAAATTACTACGTCACTAGGAACACCACTACAAAAAATAATAAAAGAAAATGAGGGAGTAGTCAAAATTATTGGATTAGTTGCAGGTGCTATACTAACTGCAAAAGTAGCGTCTTTAGCGTATGTAGCTAGTTTATGGCTAGTAAGTCCTGCATTAACTGCATTAAGTGTAACTTTGGGAGTTGTTAAAGGTGCAATGCTTTTGTTAAATATGGCATTTATGGCTAGTCCTATGGGTTTTTTAATAGCATTAGGTACAACAGCATTGATAATAGCGTCAAATTGGGATAGTGTAACAGCAACATTCAAAGAGTTATGGGAAACTATAAAATTATTCGACTTTTCAAAAATGGGCGAAAGTATGAATAGAATAACAGAATCAATAGGATTAGGGTCGTTTTTCGGAGATGATGAAAAAGACAAAGATTCAAGCACTACAACAAATGAAGTCATTAAAAATATTCAAGGACAAAATAATATTAGTAATCAAGCGGTAATTCAGGTAAATGTTGCGAATGGTCAAACAAATGTACAATCAAAAGGCGATTTTGATACACAAGTAGAAGTAAATAATGGAGTTCAAGAATAATGGCATTTGATATTACAAAACTAAATAAATCAACTTTTAAGGGTGTACGATACTACACAAAATCTACTAATAGAAGTGGTGGAAAAAGACTAACAGACCATGAGTATATTAATGGTGGTGTAAATAATGAGTCAAATGGATTAATAAATAATACTTTTAAGATAACTGCTTTTTTTGGTGGTACTGATTATCTTGAAGAAAAGCAAAATTTTATTAATGCTTTAGAATCAGAGGGATCAGGAATATTAGTAGATATGTTTCATGGAACACATGAAGTAAATGTAAGCACTTGGAGTTGTGATGAAAAAGTTACCGAATATGGTTTGTGTACTTTTAATCTTGAATTTAAATTAAAAACAAACAAACTAGAAACACAAACATTAATTATATACAATGAAGATATTTCAAATGAAGCATACGAACTTTTGAGAGAGTCATATGATCCAAATTTGGGAGAAGAAATATTAAATAAAGTTGCATTATCAATAAATAATGTATTTGATAAAGTGGATGAGTCAATTAAGTTTTTAGAGGATTCAAGAAATTATATACAAGATTTTAAAAGTAAAATAGGTGCAATAAAAACAAAGACAGTATCAAGTGTAATGAGAGTAGAAAGCTTAATTGATGATATAATTTCAATAAGTTCTAGCTATGATGAAATATTATCATTTGATAACTTTTCTAGTAATGACCAAAACTCATTAGCAAATGCACATAGAAAAATTTTAGAAGATTCACTATTAAGTACTTTTGATAATAGTATTGATGAAGTAGCAAACGAAAACACTAAGGCTTTTACTATTGCACTTGTAACAGTTTTAATTCAAACAGATATTAAAAACCTTGAAAATGTTACATTTGATACAGGCGATAATTTCGGTATTTTCAAAGATGATATTTTAAGTACTATGGAATTATTAGAAAATGAAATACAATCAAATGAAATAGATGATATATCAATAGGAAAATCAAGACAAGATATATTAAAAGCATATCACGATTCTAAAATAAGTTTTATTAAGTACTATACACAAAAGTATTCAGGAACTCAAAATCTAATAGATGATGATATTGTTTCAACTACAGATGTAATAAACTTAACTATTTCAAGATACACAGATATAAATAGAATAGATGAAGTGTTAGCAAATAACGACATTTTAGATCCTTTTTTTATTAATGGAAATGTAAAGGTATTGAAAAGATGAAAGTATACTTACAAGTAAATGGAATCCAATATCTAGGATGGGAAAAGATAACTATAAGTAAATCAATGATGACTATATGCGATAACTTATCTATGAGTTTAGACGATAGTATAGGAATAGATATATCAAATGATGATTTACTAGAAGTTTACAAAGATGATAAGATATTTTTTACTGGATATTTAGATAGTTATGAACATGAAACACAATCTAAAATTAAACCTTTAAAAATAACAGCACGTTCAAAAACAATGGATTTAGTAGACTGTAGTATATTTGAAAATAAAGAATACAATAAATTAAATGCATTACAAATAGTAAAACAGATAATTAAAGATTTTGATATTGAAGTATCATCATCATTGGAATTGGAAACAATAGAAACATTTAGTACAAAAGTTAGTGAAACGTATTTTAATGCAATAAATCGACTATGTAAGCAAGTTAATATTTTACCTGTTTCAGATGAAAAAGGAAATATAGTATTAATAAAAAATAGTAACAACTCTAAACCTACAATTTTAAGGGATAATGATTTTTTAGAGTTAAAATCAAAAAGAAGATTTAATCATAGATTTAGTTCATATACATACAAAAAAGAATCATCATTTCAAGATATCCAAGATGGAAAATCAACAGATAGTGAAATAAAAAGATTCAGACCTTTTCTTGAAGTGAACACAGAAGATAAAAGTAATAAAGATATGGCAGAATGGAAAAAAAACAACTCATTAGCTAGGTCAATAAGTTTAGATGGAAAATTCGAGGGATGGGAATTTGAAATAAACACAATTTATAAAATAGAAACTAAAAACGTAAAAGAACAAATGCTAATTAAAGATATTCAATATTCAAAAGATAATAATGGTACAATTTCAAAAGTAACTTTTGTAAGTAAGGATTTATTTAATGTTTAATGAATTTATAAAACCATTCAAAGAAAAGCTAGAAAATCTTTTAAAATTTGGTAAAATATTAAGAGTAACTGGAAATAATGGAAAACTACAAGATCATCAAATAAGCACTTTAAGAGGGGTTGAAAAATCTGTAAAAATGGCAGAGTTTGGATTCAATTCAAAAGCACCAAATGGGTCAAGAATAGTAGTAGCACGAATAGGTAATGAAAATGTTATTATCTCAAATGAAAAAATAGATAAGATTATAGACATTTCACAAGGTAACACAATAGTATATAATGAAATGGGTAATTATGTAAAAGTAGAAAATGATACAATTACTGTAAAAGCACCAAATATAATCAATAATTGCACAAATTATACTATAAATAGCGAAAATACAACAATTAACGCAACTACTAAATTTACTGTAAATAGTCCAAACTCTAATTTTGATGGCGGTACAGTTAAAAATGATGGTGTTGCAATGGATAACACTCATATACATTCACAACCTAGTGATAGTGATGGAGATAGTCAAGCAAATACAAATCCACCAATTAATTAAAGGTAGAAAATGGATATTTATGTAAAAAAACAAGATTTAGAAACAGATATATTTTTTGACGCTATTGTTTCAGAAAATTCATTAGAGAAAGATGATACATATATAACATCAAGTTTAATGTGTATTTTTACTGATGGAAGTAAATCACAAATAGGTACACAAATAGACGGATCAGTAGTAGGGAATAAAAACTATAACATAAAAAAATTGAGTGTTGAGAATATTAAAAATTATGTAGATGGACAATATGAATGCTTACAATGGTTAATAGATGATAGTATAGTTTCTAATATAGAAATAGAAACTGAAAAAAGCGGAAATTTATTAAAAGTAAGAACTATTTTTACTGGAAATAGCGGAACTGTAATTAATTTAATTTACTCATTAGATGAAAACTTAGACATATTAGATTAAATTTGCTATAATTAAAAATCAAAAAAGGGATAATACAAAATGCTAACTATAACAGAACTAAAAGATAGAATCTATCAAGACTTTATATCATCATTTAAAAATGCTATTACTCCTTTAAAAAAATCTTTTTTTGAACAAATGTCAAACTCTTTAGCAGGTACTTTTTTACTCTCATATATTTACTTAAATAACATTTCAAAAGATTCATACTTAACAAGTTGTACAGAGGATAGAGTTGTTGACTATTTTGCACCCTTAAAAAACGTAACTTTAAAACTAGCAACAAAATCAGTAGGAGTTATTAGATTAACTGGAAATGATGGCGATATTGTTCCAAGTGGTACAACTGTAACATACAATAGTTTAGAATTTACAACAATAGAAGATGGAACAGTATCAAGCGGTTATATTGATATAAATTCAGAATCAGTAGAAACTGGAACAGTAACAAACACATTATCAAACATAGATATGTTTTTAACAGAAGAAATATCAGGAATAGATAATAAATGTATTTCACTATTGGGGTTTAGTGGTGCAATAGATGATGAGCTTATCGAATCAGTAAGAACAAGAACTAAGCAAAAATTCGCAACTGCTACAAATATAGACAATGATAATAATTATAAATCTTTAGCTAATGAAGTAGATAATATTAAAGCAACTTTCATATCTTCTATTAAAAATGGTAAGGGTACATTCGGAGTAACTTGTTTAGTTCAATCAGGAAATGGAGTACCAACTCAAGCAGATATAGACAATATAGAGCAACACTTTATAAATAATGAAGCGATACCAACTTATGTAGAATGTGAGTATTTTATACCAACTATTGTGTATCAAGATTTAGATATATTACTAGCGGTTGATTCAGATGATAATAAAGCATTAGTTACACAGCTAGTAAAAGATTATATGTATCTATTTCAAAAGCCTAGTAAAACTTTTGCATTTAGTGGATTAGCTACGTATTTACAAACACAAGGAGCAAGACTAACAGACACTACAAATATAACTTTGGCAAGTGATGAAGTTTTAGACTTAGGAACAATTACATGGCTTTAAAATTCAAAAGGATTTTAAAAAGCTTTTTGCCTAAAGGTAAATTTTGGGAAGATCAAAAAGAAATAGATATTATTTTAGATTCAGAAGCTAAAGAATTTAAAAGACATTATGATTTATCAACAAAGTTTTACAATGAGTATAATATTGTTCAAAGTTACGCTTTAGCAGATATTCACGCAAAAGATTATTTAATAGTAGAAGATTTATATACTAATCAAGAGTTACAAAGAATAATAGTAAAATATTTAAATCAAGATTTAGGATTTAAAGAAATTATGCTAGACTTTTCTGAGTTTATAAATGTACCTATCTTTTTTGGGAATCCTCATCAGCCTTTTATTTTCGGACAGTCTAAGTTTGGGGATAAATTCGGAGATAAAAATAATCCTGGTATAATGGAACTATTGATTAAGTTTGAAAGTAGTGTTACTTGTTTAGAATATAATAAAATAGTTTGGTTAGCTAAATATTTAGCACCTCCATACTTAGAGTTGACATTTTCAGCTATACCATTAAATAACGATGTTAAATTTACTTTTGGAAGTTCAAAATTTGGGGATAAATTTCGAGATATTGAAGTTTGTGAATTAATAAATTAAAAAAGGATAAATATGCAAAAAGCAAAAGTAATAAATGGAGCAAATGCAGATGGAACTGCAAATGATAATACTGTTTATGTTCCTGAGTCATGGAATGATAATATGGGTAACTTGTTTAAGCTTGTAGAAAATGCAGGATATACACTAATTGATGATGATGGTACATCAAACTCATTAGGATTACAGCAAGTAACTAAAGCGGTGCAAGGATTATATAATCCTGCTTTTACATATAATACAAGTTCAATAGTAACTCAAACAATAGATGATATTGTAACTGGTAGCGATGGAAAAAGATATAAGGTATTAAATAATAATGTTGTAGGAGATGATCCAGTAGGTAGCATTACTGGAAATTGGGAGTATTATAATCCTAATGCAAGTGGTGGAGAAATTTCAATTACAGGAACTGCAACTTTCACAAACTCTACACAAAATATTAATTTAACTGGTATCGGTCTTTTAGATTTAGATATTGGGGATGTGCTAAAAGTAAGCGGAAGCATATCAAATAACACAGAGTTTACACTTGAAAGTATAGTTAACGATGATAATATTATCGTGAATTATGAACATAGAGGGCAACTAAGAACAGACGCAGAAAAATCACTTATTGACGAAGTAAGCACAACTAATGTTACTATAATACTATTAGCTAAATATTATAATGCTTCTTGGGGGCTAGGGCAGGGGTGGGTAACACCAACGAGTGCAAGAGTTCCGAATGACACATATACAAACAGTACTAACAGGACTATAGATATTGCAATAACGGGATATACTGCTGGTACAAACACACATTCTTTTCAAGTTCAAGGAAAAAGAATAGCTTATCAGAATCAGTCAAGCACAGTGGGAGCTTCTGGTATAAATTTTCGTGGAGAAGCACTAAAAGGTAATGGCTACATTTTGGAAACTATTGCAGGTACCATACTAGATTTAGTATGGCAAGAATTAAGGTAAAAGGGAAAATATGAAACTTTATAAAGACGCAAATGATAAAATTTATTCAATTACTGAAATACAAAAACTTTTAGTAAAAGAAGATTGGATTGAAATAACAGAAGATGAAAGAGATTTGATAATCGCAGAAAAAAACAATCCGACAACCGACAAAGAAATATATGATAACAAGTGGGATCAGGTAAACACTTACTTATTAAATGAAATACCGAATATCACAGATCAAAACGGAAATGAATATATTGTTAGTGGTGATAACATTGACAAAATAAGACAAAAATATTTTGACTGGAATGATACAGATTCTTACAAGTGGGTACAATTTGGAATAGATACTTTTAATACTGATAAAGTGGAATTAGGTATAATAATGCAAAAGTATAATACTTTAGAACAAAATAAAATAAATGAAGTTTTTGAACTAGGAGATAACTAATGTATACATCACAAACACAAACAGATATGTTTTCAAATTTTGGAATAATATTGGAATTTGAAAAAGAATTTTTAGAAAGTGATTTTTTAGGGAAAGAAGATTTATTAAAAGTATTACTACATGAAAAATACATAGTGAAAAATGATGAAACAAAAGGGAAAAAGCCAAAAGGAATAGTTATACATGAAAATGTATCATATCCAAAAGATAGATTTGTTTTAAAAGATGGTAGTATATATCAAAGTAAACAAATAACTAGCGATGAATGGAAACCATCAGAATGGAATAGTAGAGTACAAGGGCAATAAATTGGAGGTTGTAGGAATGGAAGCTTTAAAGAGAGATTTAACAGCGTTACAAAAAGGTATGTCAAATCTTACATTAAGTGTAGGGATACTTGAAAATCAAGTAAAAAACGACTCACAAATAGTTAAATCATTAGGTGTGGAAGTTAAAAAACTAAACACTACTCTAATTGAACTAAATTCTACACTTGCAAAAATGAACGGACAAAAAGAGGGAGCTACACAAGTAGTAAAAATTACTTGGGCATTACTTGGTAGTTTATTTATAGCTGCTACAATTTCAGGAGCAACTATTATAGTAGACTTAAAATCAGAAGTTGCAGTATTAAAGGAAAAATCAAAATGAATGTGGAACAAATAGACTCGTTAAACTTTGCTATACATATCATTTTATTGGGTTCTAAACTTTGGCTATGTTACTTTTTGTGGAATTGGTTTACAGTATTACAAACTCCAAAAAAAGAAAATTACATGATAATTTATAATACACCAATTACACTACTATTAATATTTAGTATTGGATATGTAGGATATGAGGTTTATTTTATAGGTAGTTTCTTTTTAAGAGTGGATTTATACCTGTACGAATATTACGCTATGTCAGACCAAATAGTAATGACATTAGTATCAGTTAAACTTATGATAAAGGAGAAAAGTTAAATGAAAAGAACTAAAACAAGAACATCAAGCAGAAAAAAACCAACATTACCAAAAGGAAAATAGATGATAAAGATAGATATTACAAAGCAATTGGATCAATTTGATAAAATGCATTCATCTATGAACTTTCTAATATCTAAATCTATGAATAATATAGCTTTTCAAAAGTCAAGAAAAGAAGTACAAAAGCACATGAGAAAAGAACTTGAAGTTAAAAATAAACAATTTGTTTATCTTAAAACTTTTCAAGTTAAGAAATCACATAAAAACAATTTAGAATTATCATTATTTCACGTAAAAGAATCTTTAAAATTCCAACAATTCGGAGGGGTAGAAAGTGCAAAAGGTGGAAAAATGGCTATACCAATTCGCAAGAATTTCGCAAAGTATGCAGGTGTATCAATGAAAAAAGAAATACCAGACAGTCTAAGTATAAACACACTAATGAAAAATGCACCACGAAGTAGAAGTCAATCAACTTATCAAGCTAAAGGGGTAAAGCCTTTTATTGGTAAAAAAGGTGTATATATAAGAACACAAAGCGGATTAAAACTATTGTACGTATTTAAAAACAAAGCAGTACATACAAAAAAACTTTTAGACTTTCAAAAGGTACTAGAAAAGTCATTTAATGATAACTTTGAAAGTGAACTAAACACACAATATAAAAAACTATTAAGGAGTTAAGAAATGGCATACGAAAAATTAAATGATAATGATTTTGAAAGACTTGATATATCTAGTCAAGACGATAATCAGTTATGTAAGCATAATGGAATATTTGAAGATAATAGCTTTAGATTTTTAAATGAAACTATAACAGATACACAATTTATAAATGAATATGAAAAGATAGATACACTAGAAAAAGTATATACAATATCAAATAAAACAGTTTTAAATAATGAAACAACATTTACATCGTATGAGTTTTATAAAAATGTGTAATTTATTAACAAAATCAGTATTTGCTAGTCTATTAAAAAGTTTCGGATTATCAATTTATAATGATTCTTTTTTTACAGTAGAATCAGAAAATGAGTTAATAGTACCAGGAGTATCAAATCCTGCTTTTTTAGATGGAATGACACAAGTAAGAGATATAAAAGGATTTGAATTAGATATATCAACTCAATCAATAAAAAACATTTCAGGTCGCACTTTGTCAATGGTAGGAACTATGGCGGTGCAATATGAACAAACTGGATCACAAGATTGTGAGTTATATATATATTCAGAATACTCAAGTGATGGGATAAATTGGAATTATAATCCAAATTCATTAAGGGAGGTAGTTATTGAAAAAACAGGAATACAATACACTACTATACCATCTTTAAATATTGGAAATTGGGAAAATGGCGGATATATTAGATTTAAATTCGCAAAAGATGGAAATGGCGGTATTTTAATAGAGGAGCCAATAAAAACAATAGATAGTATAGATATGAAAGGTCATAGTTTTATTTGGACTATGAGAGAATTACAAAAATAAAAGGATATTACATGGGTGCGATAACAGAATTATTAAGCGGTGGAGTAGATAAGATAGTAGATAGTGTTGCTAGTGGACTAGATGAATTGTTTACATCAGATGATGAAAGAAACAAAGCAAAAAACAAACTAGAACAAATTAGACTAGAGTCAAAAAAAGAAATGCTGCAAGAATCAAATAAAGCGGAACAAATAGCACAACAAAATATAACTGAAAGATGGAATATTGATAAAGATGGTAACTTTTTAACTAGAAGTATAAGACCATTGACGTTATTATTCTTATTGATTGTAGTTACAATATTGGCTTTAACAGATGGGAACATAGGAGATTTTACAATTAAAAGCGAATGGGTAGATTTGTTTAAACAAGCTTTTCTAGTGGTACTGGGTGCATTTTTTATTGGAAAATCAGTAGAGAGAGTGAAAAGTAAGATAGTTTAGATACAATAGTATATTAATTTTTAAAATAAGGATACAAATTATGAAAATAGGTTTTTATGGCGGAGATAGTTGCTAATATATAGATAGTTAAAAAGGGAATGTAAATATACATTCCATTTTTTTATAAACAATAATAATCTATTTTTGCCATCTAAATTTTCTTTTATGTTTATATATAAGTTTACTATTCTGATATACACTACCATTGACAACAGATATGTTTGCACTATCTTCTAATACTGCGACTAGCTTACCATTGATGTATACTGAATTATCACATATTTTACTACTTAAATAGTTGCCAACTTGTCCGTATATGCACCATTGAAGAAAAACAGATATGAAAACAATACTAAATAAACATATAATGAAATACCCTATAAATATAGCAAGACTTGTCATAATTACATACCTACCTTAAAATAACAATCTTTAGTGTCTTTATTCCACTTTTCAATAGTAGCAGCACCTCCGCCATTCCAATGTTTTTTATAATAAGGAAACATTTCATCATAATCAATAGGAAATGCACTTGGTATAAATCTAAATCTCAATCTACATAAAGCGATACTTGTTTCAGGTATATTACGTAAATCTTCATAATGCAACATAGATAAAGGGAATCCATAATGCTTTTTAAATAACTCTCTATCTTTTGCATATTTAGGTTGTTCAAGTTTTTCCAAAATCCATTTAAAAGTAGGTCGGTCAAATTGCACTAAACCCTCCCCATACTCTTTACTTCTATCTTTAATATTGCCAAAATGCGACTCATGTCTAATTAACTTCTCAATATTGATTTTAGCAGCACCATTTGATCCATTTCCGAATATGTCACATACTCTATCAATCATTCCGATAATTTGAATATCACTTGTTGCTCCATATTGTTCTAATCTTTGTTCTTTAGTCATTTTATTTTCCTCTATATTTATTACAGCTAAACCAATTAGCCACACACTTATTAAATAATCTTTCATTATCAATATTTTTACAATACCCTTTGCCATATTTTTTATTTTGGTAGTGGGTGCAAGTTAAACAAGTCATTTAAGATTCCGATTCAAAATATCCATTAGACCAAGTAGTTCTCATTAGTGTTTTTGTTTGTTCGTTATCTTCTAAACCTAGATTTAAACATAAAAAAACACCTTCATCAATATACCATTTTTCAAATTTTTCTTCCATTTTCATATCCTTTTTATTTATTATCTCATAAAATCAACTAAAATAAACATTTTTTAACTAAAAACATTTACAAATTTACTTTTATGTTACTTTTTGTTATACTTTGGTTCATTCATTTTAAGTCCGTAAATTAGACAAAGCCATATATCCAATGCAAAATTAATATTTTAATTTGGGATATGGTTTTTTTTATGTCATATCCTAAAGTAAAACATCTTTTAATCTCTTGTTCATATATATCTATTAACTTACTTTCTAATTCTCTCAATACCCTTAATCTATCACTATTCTTACTGTAAAACATACCAACAAACTTACTTAAAAATTCATTCACTTCATTACGTAATTTATTATAACTATGATACATGATTTTATAAATCTTTTGACTGTATTTATCAGCACTCATATTATAAAATCGTACTTGTTTACCTAAATGTTTTCTAATACCTTTTTTAGCGTTTTCATTACTCCATAACTCAACATCTGATATATCTTTTCTATAATCCTTAATAACATAGTCATAGCTTTTTTTATCATATTCAGGTAATGTTATTTTACAACGTGAGTTATTTAGATTAAATTTATTAATAGTCTTTTGATATATGCTGTATATTTCATCGTAGTTATTTTGTGTATCATCTATTATACTCAAATTAGTTTGTATATCGTTTTCATTAGTATTTGATACACAAATAGGTTTAGTCCATACTTGTATATGAGCGTGAGGATTATTTCTTTTACTTCCTAATTCTATATTACTAAAGTATTTTATCTCACTATTAGCATTATTAAACTGTTTAGCTATATATGTACGCAACTCTACAAGATAAGCAGTTTTTGAGTACTTGCCTTGAATAATAGCGTTATTTATTTTAGATGGTATAGTAAATGTGAGCATAGCTTTATTGTAGCTACTGTACTTATCGCACATAGAATAATATTGGTGTCTTATGTTGGCATACTTTAAACGATAATTTCTTATTTTATCTTGTTTAGTATACCTTTTTTTTGACATAGGAATAGTGTTGGAGTTTTTAGAATCCATTAAATAGCTTATAGACTAATTGATTATTGCATTAAATCAAGTAAGTTTTTTTGATAATTCATATCTTCAACTTTGGGAGATTCAAAATCAACTATAACACTTCCACATTCTTCAGCACATTCATTCTCTAAAGTTAAAGTGTCAGGAAGTTTTAAATTATTTTTTACTTCGTATGCAGTTCTAAAATGTCTGTATGTTATCCTAGGCTCATTTTCGTTTTTACTTTTAACGAAACTATATTGTTTTTCCATATCTATAAAAAAATCAAAATAATGCGGGTTTTCATCTGCTATCATTTTTAATTTCTTATCTGATTTTTTATAACATCCTACACAATTTCCATAGTGTTCTTCTATTTCTAAATCAAACGGTTGTTTTTTCCACCAATTTAATATTTCTTCTTTTGTAAATTTTGCAATAGTTGCAAGTGGATATATAATATCTTTTCTATTTTTTACTCTTTGGAACTCATCATATCTAATTCCTAATGTTCTTCTACATCCTTTTAAAAAACCATTATTAAAATCTCTAATATAAGAATCAATAACTCTTTCTTTTAAATCTCTAGTGCAATGAAAGAAATCTTGATTAACTAAACCATACTTTTTAATAAGTTCTTTAAATGGTTCGCCTTTTCTTGATGCAGTTTCAAAACTAACTATCTTATGACCGCTAGACTTTTCTTTACCATGATAAATAACCGCTTCTAACCATACTAGATTTAAATTAAAATGTTTATCACATTTATTTACAAACTCTAATGTTTTTTCATGTTCTAGCCCAGTATTGGTAAATACAAAATAAAAATTATATAAATGACCTAGATTATCCTTTAACCATTCGCACTTAAACCCAGAAGTACGACCGCCACTAAAAGTTACTACTATGTTTTCTTTTTCCATAACTAACACTCCCCATCAAATAAACTAGCTATTTTTTCAAACTCTTTTATATTTCTTTTTGTACATATTTCTAGCATTTTAGATCCTTAGTATTCATTACTTTATGTTTTATTTTTAGATAAATTTCTTCAGTCCAAATTCCATACTCAATAAGAGCTTCTCTATACTTAGACTTTTTCATTTTTATTAATTGAACTAAATCTTTATTTATTTCTTCTTTTAAAACAAACAATTCAATAGCTACCATATATTTTAATACAATAGATTGACCCTTGTTCATAATAGGACAAGAATTACTATCTTCAATAGATAAAGATATTTCTAAAGACTTTCCATATCTATACCAGCTATTTTTATTGTTTTCCCTAATAGCCTTAATCATAAAAACTTCTTCTATGCTCATAACACCTAAGCTTTTTTGTAATGGTGTCATATTAAGTCCTAGTCTTTCTATGATTAGATTCTATTTCATCAAGAATTGTTTTTAATATTTTATTTTCTATAGTTAAATATTCATTATCGTTAAGATCACTTCTTTTAAAATTCTGCTTACTAAGATAATAATTAACTGATTGTTGATAAAGACTAATATCTGATTTTTCATCAAATCCTATAGTTTTAAGAATATTATTATCGATTATCTTTGTTTTGCTAAGTCTTCTTATTGTGCTATCTATCGTATTTTTAAGATGAATAAGTACAGATTTTTTACTATACATTAGAAATCTATTGTCAGAGTAGTCTTTTTTATTAAATTTTATATTATTAGAAAGTGAAGATAATGAAGATATATCATTCTCTTTTGAAAAGTTTTTTATATTATTCAATATCCTAATAGATAAATCTTGAAACTTATTATTTTTTGTATTAAAATCAAGACATTTATAGATAGTTCCAATTTCTGATAGTTTAAATTTTATGCTTTTTTCTATTCCATGAAATTCTTTATACCATTCTCCAAAAACTAAATGATCAGATAAATGCTTTTTCATTTCATTTTCAATATGGTACGCAGTTCCTTTGTCTAAGCCACTAATCTCAACAAATTTATGTATAGGAATAGGGCAAGAGGTCTGAATTTCTTTTAATCTATCAGAAACATTTCTTTTAGTAACACCAATTTTGCAGAATACACCTGTATAAAGTATGTATATTTTATGTATTTTCATACTATTTCTTTCAGTTAACAATAATTTTTAAGGGTGGGGTGGCACTACTCAACTCCCAAGATAAAATCAAAATCCCTATATGAAACAAAATCCTAGAAAGGCTATCAAGTGATAACCTAATTAAGTTGAGTAGTGCCTCATATAAGAGTTCATTATTTATAATTAAGTCACATTGTAACATACAAGATATAAAAAAGTCAAATAATGTGTAATTAAGTGACTTTTAAAATATTAATTCATATATTAAGCACTTTGTTTTACCAACTTATCCCACATAATAGAATCAATATTGCTACTAGCAAGGTTTTTTATAAAGTTTTCATTTTTATCTAAATTCACTTTTATTTTACCATCAAAAAAAACACACTCATAATATGCAAAATTTCCATTTAATGAAAGACAATTTAAACTATCAAAAGTAACTACATTTATTCTTTCTTTTTTTACTTCTTGAATAAATTTAACTATTGTAGACTTACCATCTTTTTTGATTAAAGACCATTTAGGATTTTCAGTATTATATAATCTTGAGTATATATCAAAATCTTCATCACTTTGTTGATCCATAAAAGAGTACAATTCTAATGCACTCTTAAATATTAATTTTTCTTTTGTTTTAATGTTTGTCATTTTCAGTTCCTAAAATAATGTTTCTTGTTTTAACTGTTTTTTAAATCGATCATATGCTTCAACAACATTTAGTTTAGCTTGTTTAAAATAACTATCTTTTAACTCTATTCCTTTAGCTTTTCTACCCATAGAAACAGGACTAAAAACTTCACTTCCTACACCCATAAAAGGAGTAGCAACAACTTCCCCAGGATTAGAATATAACTCAACAATTCTATCGATAACATCTAATTGTAAAGGGTGTACGTGTTTTTCATCATCAGGATCACGACCATCTTTAAAAGGCAATACATTATCTATGCGAATATCATCCCAAACACTAGAGGCATATCTTTGCCAAATATAATGATTTAATTTAGTTATTTTACCATCTTCATTAATATTGTTTAAATGATCCCATAATTCATCAGCGGTTAAATTATCATTATTTGCATTATTCCACGCTCTTAATATATTTGGTAGTATTGGAATTTCTCCAGAATAGTGATTCATTCCAAATTCATGAGTAACAGGTACTTGGTTTTCTCCTTTTTTTGTAAATATCAATACATAGTCAGGCATTGCAGTAAAACATTTTGTACTATCTTCTACTATAAATTTGTGCATTAAAGACTGTACCATTGTTCTCATTCTTACTTTTAATGGCTCTTTCCATATAGTTATTCTATTTCTATATTCAAATCCATACTTTTCATGAAGTTTAATTATTTCATGTGGAAAATCCCATAATCTGCAAGTGTTATCAAATACATCAGTACAATGAACAGCATTAATACGACCATCTTTAGTAATTCTTGCCATTTCCTTAACTAAAAATTCGTATTGCTCCAAAAATTGCTCTTTAGTTTCGCAGTTACTCATATCGTGAGGGTTAGAACTGTAATTATAAAGTCCTGCAAATGGTGGACTTTAAACAGCTAAATCAATACTTTTATCTTCCCATGTTGGAATAACTTCCATACAATCGCCATTATAAATAGCGTAATCTTCTGTTACTAATTGATCTTTTACTATGTTTTCTTTTTTCATTTTATTTTCCTTAAAAATTTGGTTTTATTATTGGTTTTAAATCTTTTGATTTGTATTCTACATATTGACTGTTTACATTGCTTACTAAGTTTGAGTATAATAGTTTAGCTTTTTCTGTTTTTTGCTGCAATGCTTCCATAACTCTAGTTTGACCCTCTGATATAACTAAATCAATAGTTACGTTATCTGTTTGACCAAATCTCCAAAAACGTCTTACAGCTTGATAATATTGTTCATAACTCCAAGTAGGAAAAAATACACTATGATTACAATGTTGCCAATTTAAACCCATTCCAGTCATTTTAGCTTTTGTAATAAGTCTTTTAATTTCTCCATCTGCAAAAGCTTTTAAAATCTCTTCTTTTTTTTCTATTGATTGACTTCCTAAAATTTCTACAGCTTCACTATCCAAAGAGTTGATTAAATTACTTTCTTTGTTAGTATTACACCAATAAACACTAGTTTTATTATTAGCTAATTCATAAGCCTTTTCACATCTTTCATTAAGTGTTATATTTACTTCTGTTCTTATGTCTTGCATATTTTTAGCTTCTATTGGAAATAAACTACCCATTTGAAAATGTTTATCATGTGTAACTACATGATTATTAGTAATTAATTCAGGTAAAATATATCTATCGTCACTAAATCCTAAGTCGCTAGGTTTTTTAATCATTATAGACCAAGTATTTACCCATTGGAAAAAAGCATTTTCTGCATGAGGTTTTAAGTAAAACTTTTCGCCGATGTTTCTATTATTTGAGTCTACGCTATTTTGATTATTTTTGAAAAACTTTGTAAGCATATCCATATATCCCATATATCCCAAAGCTTCACTACTAGTTCCAAGTTCTATAAAATCATTTGGCGATGGTGTAGCAGTTGTTAAAAATCTATAAGGTACTTTTTTAATAAAGCTTGTTATTTGATTTTTAATATTTCCTTGAAAGTTTTTTAATATTGAACTTTCATCTAATATAACACATTCAAAGTCTTTACTATCAAAGTAATGTAGCCTTTCATAATTGCAAATAACTATTTTTTTAGAGTGCATACCATCTTTTGAATATTCAATATCATCTATATGTATTTTATTAGCTTCATCGATAAATTGAAAAGCAACAGCTAAAGGTGTTAGTATTAATACTTTTCTATTGGTTTTTAACACAATATTATTAGCAAATGATAAAGCTATTCTAGTCTTTCCTAACCCAGTATCAGCAAAATTTGCTATTCTTCCTTTTTGTAAAGATTTAGTTATTATTTCCTCTTGAAAGTCAAATATATCTTTTGGCATCCAAATAGGATCAAATCCAAAATTATTAGAAGTATGCTTTTTAGATTCTATAAACTCATTATAATTCATTTTATTCCTTTTTCTTTTGATAACAACTAATAGTTAGTTGTTAATTCTCTCATAGTTTTATAATTAACTATGTGATATCCATGTGAAACTAAAGATAACTCTTTTTTTAATTCTCTTTTCTTTTTGTTAGCTTCTTTTTTAGTTTCAAACTTAAAAGTATCTAATACTTCATTTGGAGTATCTTTTCCTATCATTCTTTCTATCATAACTTCAAACATTTATATCCTTAATCTTTTTGTATTACCATTATAAAACAAATTTAAAAGATAGTAAATGAAAAGCACTAAATAAACAAAAAACTTTTAAATAGTGTTACTTTTATACATCTTTTTCTAAAAAAATGCCTTTTTCTTCAAGAAAATCTTTATCTTTTCTTTTTTTTGTGAGTTTTAAAAGCGTATATTCTTTTAAACAATCTTTGTACGCATAAATCATAACTATCTATTTCAGTATTTATAATTATTTCTTTTTTTGCGAATTTTGACATAACTTTTTTCTTTTCAAGTAATTCACAATCAATCATAATTTGATGATATTTAACATAATCAATATCAAAATTAATAAAACATTTACTATTTAACTCCTGGAATACATTTAAAGCAAATTGAAAGGGTATGTGCCTATCTTTAAAAGTCCCATGATATTCTTTTATGCACTCACTATAATAAAGCCTAGCTCTTAAAAATAGATTCTTATTTAAAAACTCCATTCTTTCAAGTGCTTTTCTTGTAAAATTATTCTTTTCCAAAAAACTTATCATTTGTTTACCAATAGATATAACATTTTCTAAATCATCTTTATTGTCTATAATTTGAATTCCAATATCATCATCTTTTAACTTTTCAGCTTCAATTAATGAAGTGTGAACATAAGATAATATAACTCTGTTTTTTAAGTTTAAATCTAACTTATTCAAAACTCATTACCTCACTTTCGTTATCTTGTAAACTTTTTTCAAGTTCTTCATCTTCAAAATGTGCAAGAGGTACAAAATCAACACATTTATTATATTCAATAGTTTCATCACATGGAGTAATTTCAACAAATTCAACATATGGACTACTGCAAGTACCAAGTACATCATTATTTGATTCTGTTAAATCTCCAAATCCCATATTTGGGAATAAATATCTACATTTTTTACATTTATCATTTTTCATATCTCAACCTTAATTTTAATAATAAACTAAATAAGTTTACTTAAAAAAAGAGTAAATATATAAAATACTTTATTTTTAAATAAACAATAAAAATCTAAAATATAGAGTCAATCGTGTTTTTTAATTCACTAACTATTCCTACTACTACATATTTAAAAGTTTGACTATATTTTAGATTAACAAAAACATTTATTTGTTGTTGCATAAGAATATTATTACATAAGTTTTAAATAAATGTAATAATATTGTAAGATTTTGTAAAAGAATTTACATTAGTGTTACTAATTGGAACTAAAGGGGTATTTCATCAGAATTAATATCAATAGTTGGTGTATTTTGTTGGTGAGGTGATGTAGTGTATTCTGATTGATTTTGTTGTTGGTGTTGGTGGTTTTGAGTATCTTGTTTGCCATCTAAAAATTTAAACTCGTTTACTGTTAATACGTGTCTACTTCTATTTGTTCCATCTTGAGCTTTCCATTGTTGAAAAGTCAATCTACTTTCTAACATAACTTTAGATCCTTTCCTGGTGTACTGATTAAAAATTTCTGCAGCTTTACCAAAAATACTAAAATCAATAAAACACACTTCTTCTTTTTGTTCTCCATTTTGCATTTTATATTTATGACTTGTAGCAATTGCGCCATTTAAAATAGCACTACCATTAGGTAGATACTTTAATTCATTATCTTTTGTTAAATTACCTATTGAAATATTTTTACTATACATTTTCTAATTCCTTTATTTTTAATTTATACTTCACGATTATATTTTTATAATCATCAACACTATATTTTTTAATGCTTCGGTCAATATCTAAAGCTTCCACGTTTTTTAGTCCGATTCTATTAATTAGTTCGATTCTGTAATCCGCTAAATTACCACTTTTATAATTGTTACAGATAGAACATTGCTTGTGTACGTTAAGCTCATTAAATCTTAATTGTGGGTTTGCTCCTGCTGGTTTAAAATGACCCGCGTGAAATTGTCTACCATGAGTATGTCCACAACTTACACATGGTAAATATTTATCTCTTAATCTTATGAACTTGTTAAAATAAAAAATCGCACTATCTCTAAGTTTTGATTTGTCTGTTTGATTAAAAGCCTTTTTTGTTTGTCTTTGTTGTTTTTCTTTTAATACTTTTCCGTAAGAAATTGCACACTCTATATTTTCACAAACTAACTGATTATCTCGTTCAGGCTCAAACCATATCTTACAATGTTTACACTTCTTTTTTCTTCGCTTAGGATCTTTATTCTTATTGGTCTGTTGTTGCTTTGTTATGCCTATGGTTGCCATTCTGTAGCCATTATCTTTTTATATTCTTGTATTGTAAAGTCCTTAGTAGAAACACTTAGTAAGCTACCTTCATTCATAATTTCAGGTTCTTCATTGTGCATACAGTCAATAGCTTCATGCACTTCTTTTATGCTTCCGCATACTATATATCCATCATAACTTTCACTCTCTACTACATATTTTCTTATTGTTTCCATCTTATCCCCTTAATTCTTTATATCGTTTAATTTCTTGTCTATAGACTACTATTGCGAATACTAAAAATGCTATGCTTGTTGTTAGTGCTATGTATATCATAACAATATCCTTTCTATAAATATTCACTATCTTCAACTTTAGAAATTCCAAAGTCGTAAAAGCTCTTAATTTGAGGAAAAACAAAGTTAAATTTTTCCTTACCACTAGACATAATCTCACTAGAGAAAGTAACTTTTTTTACATCATAAGAATCTTTTGAAGCCAAAAGCAAACTGAATATTATATCACTATATTCATACTTATGATAATCAAAATATTCTTTTACACATTTAACATAGCAATAACCTTGTAAATCATAATGTAATTTTTTCATTTCTTTAATAAGTTTCCATAAAATACCATCTGAATTGCGACCATATGAAGATGAATATAAATCAAAAAAAACACTCTTTAAATCTACTATTTCAACAACACCACTATCATGTATAATAAGTTTGTCAATTTTTGCTTTATATGGAACATCATTAAAAGAACATCTAAAAGCAACTTCGTTATGTTCTGATTCTTCTAAAATAGATGGATATTTAATCTTGATATTTTTGTAACATTCTTGAATAAAAATAAAATCTTTTTCTTTAATAAATGTTCTTTTTTCTTGAATGTTTTTAAAATCAGAAACATAATATCTAGTATCAAAATCTAAAGGCTCTAACACATAACAATGAAAGGCACTACCCAAATCAAATATATACTGTAATTCATCCCCTATAATTTGAGGAGTAGTTAATACATGGTATAAGTCTGTACTAAAAACTTTTTTCATAAAAGAGGCACTTATTATTAGTGCCTTTTCATTTAGCGGATCAATTTTACCTAAAGCAAAATAATCAACATCATCAAGATTTTTAAATTCAGGAACTATAAACATATTTCTTTAAACTTTTCAATAATTTTATCAAGTTCATCATCTGATTTAGAAGATAAGCCACCATCAAGAATAGGAATCATTTTAGACCTTTGTTCTTTTGTTGCATTTTTCCAATATTCATCTGATATTTGAACTTTAGTTTTTTCAGTTGGTGCAACTTCATCATTTAACTTTAATTCAGTAAGTGGCTTTTTATTTTCAGTTGGTACTGTTTCAATTTCTTCATCTTTATAATTGATAGATGTTTCTGATTCATCATAAAGACCAGTAATATCAAAAGCTTTTCTAAGACATTGAGATTCAGCAACTTTTTTAATCATAGTGTGCGGCTTATCTTTCCAAAAAGCAGTTATCCCACCATCTTTTTTCTTTTGAACATATTCAGAATAATTAACTTCAACTTTAAAGGGTTTTTTATATCCTTTTTTCCAAACCTTACATATTCCTACAAGTTCATTCTTTTCAGTCCATTTGGTTCCATCTAGAAAAGGAATATTTCTTACTTCGGTAGTGCTTTCAATACTTTCAAAAGCACCACTTCGGTGTGCTAAAGTTAAAAAACTATCTCTACCTGCTAAGGGTTCAACTTTTTCAACCCATTTATCTTTTTGTCCCTGTTGCTTAAACCAAGAACCGCGAGGAACAAAATAAATCTGTTTTAATATTGGGTTCAAGTTAAAAGCTTTCGCAACGCCTAAGCAATACTTAATTTCGTTATCCGTTGAAGTAGGAGGGAAAAATTGACTCTTTACAATTTCTAACTCATCTTCGCTTAACCACTTATCATCTGTTTTTGATAAATCTTTCATATTAATCCTTAAAATTTTTAGTGTGACTTAGATTATTATCCCTCACATATTTGTCATAGGAGTAAGCACCTTGTAAAACACACTTGTATCTACCTATAAATATAGATTTGTTTTTTACCATAATGCTTGACATCCACCTTTTTTTACTTTTATCATAACAAACACCCCTATATCCACTGGTATTGTCAGAATGAATACGCCTAGTAGATTGAGATTGAATGTCCCTAGTAGTCCAAATGCAAGTATTAGGACTATATATTTTAGGAGAAATATTAAGCTTGTGACACAGTATATCTTTATCTATAGATAAGCCATCTTCATATCCATTATTTAAAGCCCACTTTTTAAAAGAATAAAAATCATTCCTCCATTCATCACAAACAGTAACTCCTATACCTCCATAGTTTTTAAATGATTCAGACAAAGGATAATAGCACCTTTGTTTCATACACCTCCATATGTTGTAAAGCCTAGTTTTAGTATAACCATGAGTGGTGTTAATTTTTTTACTCATACAAGATTTGCATAATCCAATATCCTTAAATTTAAAACGTTCAGCTCTTGCAGTGATGTTTATATTACAATGCTCACATTCAAAAATACCAACTCTTCTGAGTTTACTATTTGGAAGAGGGAAATTAATCATTCCTAAATCTTTGATAATCCTATTGGGAAAGTCATCTTGACATAGCGGTTTAATTACTTTTTTCATTTAAAATCTTTTCATAAATTAAACCATTTTTAACAAGTTCTACAATCCTAGGGTTTCTTTTTTTTAAAGCATAAAAAGTAGAAGATTTCATCTTTAAAGCTCTCATAATTTGAATATTTGTCATTTTGCTCCTTTATATTGAATAAAGTATACACTATAATGAATAAAATAAAACTTAACTACTCATTCTCTAAACCCTCCATATCTAAAATAGCACGAATACTATTAATAATATTTTCTTTTGCTTCATCTTCATTATTAGCATATGCAGTTAATTCTGATAATAACTCAATAGTATCGGATGAAAGTTTATAGCTTTTTTCTGTTGAAATAGTAGGAACATTTTCAACTTTTGGAGTTTCTTTTTTAATTGGTGCTTTTTTATTCATTTCAAATCTTCTTAATTCCAAAATCAAACCATCTAAAGCAGCAATTTTTTTATTAGCTTTATCTCTGTTAGATGGTATCATGTTATCTAAATCTTCATATTTTTCAATACTTTGTAACATCAGCTCTAAATATGAAATAACTTTACTATCCATATCTATTTCATCTAAACTATTTAAAAATTTAATATCTTTTTCATTTTGTATTGTTTGCTTTTCAAATCTTTTATTATTTAATATAGAATTATTTACTAGATCGATAGTGTTGTTTATTTGCATATTTGCATACTCTTTTAAGCTCGAATAATCAGTATCAATAGACATCTTAATTTTATCAAGGGCAATTAAAGACTTTTCTAAAATTTCATTAGTTCCTGAAGTCAAGATTAAACTTAATTCTTTTGTTAGAAATTTTTGTTCTTTTTCTATAATTGCATTCAGTCTTTTTTCTTCGATAATTGGATCAACAAACTTTTTAAATTCATCTTCTATTTGTTTAATTGCAGCAGCACTTAGCTTTTCACTTTTATTCAAATCAAAAACTTTAGTCTTTTTCTTTAAATCACAAAAACTATCAAATACATTTAAATCAATTTCAAACTCTAACTCTTTAGATAATGTTTCAAAATAATCTATAATGCTAGATTTTCTTATCATGTAGATTTTTTCATTGAGTTCATCTTCTTTTTCTTTTAATGGATCATTCATCTTTTTTAATAACTGTTCAGGGATAATCAATTCTTTTTTTAGGTTATCCATTATAGAAGTAGACTCTAATCTAGTTCCACTTATCCAGTCAATTAATACTTTTAGATTACTTTTCCATAATGCTAAATCATCTAAACTATTAGTAGTTTTAATGTTGTTTTCTAACACTTCAATACCACTTTTAACAGCTTTTGTTATATCCTCTGCATTGTGAATAAAATTACCTTTATCATCAACTTTAAGGTTAATAATTCTATCAGTCCAAACTTTGTCTTTGTTTTGTTTTTTTAAACTTGATAAATCAAGTCCTGGAACTAAAACCGCTATATCTTTTGTAAAATCTTTATTCATTATTTTTATCCTATTATTGAATTATTAACTAGCGTTTTGTAGTCAAAATTAATTTTGTATTGTTTAAATACACATTCTTGAATCTTGAAAAGAGTTATTTTTGATTTTGGTTTATCACTTAAAAGTTTTTCATATAACTTTATAGCTTTTTTCTTGTCTTTAAAATCTTTAATAAACTCTTTATCTATTACTAAGACAAATACACAATATTTATCATGGTATAAGTTTTTATCTTCCATGTTCTCCCTTTCATGTAATAACTATACACTAAATAATAAAATACAAATAGTAAAACAACAAAAAAATTAAAAAGAATTTTGTAAATGTAACAAAAAGAAACACATATTAAAAATAAATGAAAAATAGAACATATAAGTATTAATACATTTAAAAAACATGGTATAGTTTAAATATAAAAAAAGGGATAACATGAATGAACTAGAAAAAAAATTGACAATTTCAGAGGTAAAAGACTTGTATTTAAATAAGGGATACACTAGAAAAAAACTAGCAAAGCATTTTAATACAAGCTTTTCAAAAATAGGAAACTTTTTATTTAATAATAAGATTTATAAAGACAATACAAAAAGTGATTTACAGTCGTATAGAGATTTAAAATCACGATATAGCACAGTATCGCCAGTTATGGATACGTATAAAGTAAGCGTACAAGATTTGGCAAATATGGCAAGGAAAAAATAATGATAGAAATGATGATAGTAGGATTATTTTCAGCAATAGGACTAATAGCATATAAAAGTAAATGGCTTGAAAAAATAGCTATTCATTTAATGGAAAAGGATTACACTTGGAGCATTTAGAATATTTGCCAATAATGGCAGGGTTAGAAGTATATACAGCGGTAATAGTAACAGCAATTTATATAAAGGGGAGTAGATGAAAAAAGAATCATATAGAGAAACATTTAAAAAGTCATTTGATGATAGTTCAGTAAAAGAGAATGGAACTATAAAGATAGTATCTAATGAAAAAGTAAATCAAAAGCTAGTTATCGCAAGTAGTGAAGATAGTTTAAACAACTTAAAGGAGTTGATAAAATGAAAACAAAAAGTAAAAAAATAGATTTATTAGATAGATTAATACTATTATGTCTTTTAATAATATTTTTATCAGCAATAGCAAAAGCAAACTGTAATTATTATGTAAATGAATATAATCATTCAAAAATAAGATTTGAAACCATGCAAGAGGTGGCAGCACCATATCAAATAACAATGAATGAAAAAACAAAAATAATATACTATTTGGAAAATGCAAAAGCATACTGTAAAAACAAAGAATATTATGAAATATTACTAAACTTCTATAAGGATAAAAGATGAACTATTTAAAACAACAAAAAAAGACAAAGAAGAACAAAATAAAAACATACTACCTTTTAAAAAATAAAGGTAAACAAAAACAAAAGTTATCTGAAATAGATAGGATAACATTAAAATACATATCAGAAACAAAATGTATAAAAATGTATGCATTGGCTAAAGCAACAGAAGATAATAAATTAAGTGAATTATTACAACAGGTTAGAAACTCAACTACTTTTAGCATATGGAACTTATCAAATGCTTTAAAAACAGTATTTAAACCAATAGAACAAGATATAAACTTTTTAGCAAAAGGAATAGGCAATAAAATAAATAGTAACAAATAGAAACACAAAAACAAATTTAATCCTTAATACCATCAAAAAGATAGACTTAAGTTTTATTTGGTGGTAAACTTTGAATATAAAAAGGATAAGAGATGAAACTATGCACAATATGTAATGGAATAATATCAAAAGGGAAGAGTAGTCAAAGATACTTGCATTGTAACGGATGTAGACTAAGTAGATCAAAGTTAAAAAAAGAAGATGGATATACAAACGAAGAAGCTATTGCAAGATTGGCAGTTAAAAACAAAGTAGAAGATAAAGATAGATATTGGGGAAATAGATTAAATGAAATGCAAAAGGAATTAAAAGATGGAAATAAGCAATAAATTAATAAGTGAAGTAACTGGAAAAGATTGTGTAAAGTGCGATATAAAAAACTCTGATATCATTAATCAATTCGACCACGTAGATATGGATAAAAACGTGTACTGGTATGAAAAAGAAAGTGATACATATATTTGTAAAAACCTATACGAATTTATACATAAGGACTGTAAAGATTGGGCTAAAGATAAAGGTTTTGTAATAGGGGTAGACTTAGACAATGTTAATATTTGGAACATTAACGACAGAAAAAAAGAGAACCACTATGAAGTTTACTATGAAGATTATTTAGAATTTAAAATAAAAGCTTGTGAATGGATATTAAATGAAATGTAAATGTTGCGGAGAGAAACTTCAAAATTACCAAGAATTAAAAGATCGTGGATATTGCAAGAGAAAAGAGTGTGACCGAAGATATAAGCGATTACGTGGGGATAAACGAGCAGAATTTAGGAGATTAGAGAAATGATTACAGAAAAAGAGATTATGATAATAGTAATGATACTAATATTGTTTACATTGTTAGCAATACTGACATCAAAACTTAATGAATATTCAAAAGAAACAGATTATAAATATATTATATATATGGAATATGATGAGATAATCGAAATGGTTAATGAATATGCTGATAAAAGAGGTATATTAATAGAAGTAAGTGAATTATGGGAAATGATAAAAGAATTAGAAAAAGAAAGCTTTTTAATAGAAAGAGAATCAGTAGAAAAATACATGGAGGAAAATTTTTAATGACTAATTGCATAAACTGTAAATACTCAATGATACCAAAGGTACATAATATAAAACTAAACTTTATATGTACAAATGTAAATCAAATAAAAGGTTTGGTTAAAATGAATTTTAAATGCGATAAAGGGAGTAAGTAGTGAGAATAACAATAAATGGCTTTACATACGACAATACACAAATAGAACATTTAGCGTATGAAAACTCAAAAATAACAGTAGTACTAACATTTAATAATGTAGATAACAAACTAATAGAATGTATTGAAGCATATAAAGAAACAAACTTCATTATAGAAGATAAATACAATATTGTTCCACTATTTGATTATATAGTATTAGATAAAACATATACAGATCATGGAGTAAAAATAAAAATAGTAAAAGGATATACATATGAAGATATGGCACGTAAAGAGTATGATAAAATACAAAATGCAATGAAGAAAAAGAGTAATGACTCACTAGAATCAGAAATAGAGTATATGCAATGAAAAAGATATTATGAGTAAGATAACACTACCAAACATAACAAAAACATTTAAACAAAGAGTATTAGAGTATAAAGACATATGGAATGAAACATCATTAGTAATAGAAAACATAAAAGAAGTAAAAGAGTGTCACTATGAATTAATAATGAAAGAATTGAAACTATTACATGAGTTCAATAGTAAATATCCCTGGTATAGATTAGAGGATAGATAAGTATATAAAGTAAAAAAAGGAAATAACATTATGTTAAAAGAAATATTAAGACAAAAAAGAGAAGTAAAAAAAAGAATATCACTATTAAAAAAACAGATAAAAGAAATAGAAAATATACAGATTTTCCCATTAGCAAACAAAATAAAGTGGATAGAGAATAATGAGTTAAGAAAAATAGCAAGGCAAGAAGAGTTAGAAAGAGAGATATTAAAGGAAAGTGCAATTGATGAGCTAGAAAAAATAAAAAGAGATTTTAATAGAAAAGAATATTTTAATAAGTTAAAAGAATTTGGAATTAGTGAAATATTTATAGAAGAATTTGAAGAAGTAGGAGAGTACACAATATTATCGGAACTAAAAGAAATTAAAGAAGCAAGAAAATTGTTAAATCCTGAAAGGAAAGAAGATGTTAGAAGTATGAGCAAATTAATGAAATGGATTAAAGATAAATGAAAAATATAATATGCTTAGACTTAGATGGGGTGATATATCCTAATCTTATATGGATGGGTAGCCACACTTTAAAAGGAAAACCAGTACCAGGTGCAAAAGAATCTATAGATACACTAAAAGAAGATTATAAAATAATAATCAATAGTGCAAGATTTGAAGATGAAACAACAATACCAAAAGTAAAAGAGTGGTTAGAATTACACGATATACACTATGATGAAATTGCAAGTAAAAAACCTCATGCAGATATTTATATCGATGATAAGGGGATAGGGTTTAGCGGAGATTGGAATAAAACGATAGAAGATGTTAAATCATTTCAACAATGGCAAACGGTAGAAAAAAGAAAAGCATATAATAAATTAAAGATGATGAAAAGGAATATAAGATGACAGACTTACAAATAGAGATAAAAGTATTTAAAGAAGAAGAGAACAATATACAGTCAAAAATGAATAATATGAGAAAAAGACTGATAGTAGTACAAGACAAGAGAAAAGCAAAAGAAAGAGAGTATATAAATATAAATAGGCTATCAATTGAATCATCAAATAAGCTAAAATGTATGAGTAAAGATAAGCTAAAAGAGTGTATAAAAGATTTTGAAAAACAATTCATCCAAGAAAAAGACTTTAAAAACATAGGAGCAGAGCTATATGGATATGATATTACAGCAGAAGAGTTAATTAAAGATGAAGTTTTTATTGATTTATTTATAGTAAATGTTGGAGATAATCTAATAAATAAAGTATTTGGAAAAGTGGATCAATATGGATTCAACAAAAACACAATGAAACAATTTTATAGGAAACAAGGGAAGAAAGATATTATATCTCATATTAAACAGAAATATAAAGATAGATACTATTCAAAGGCAACAGCATATAGAGATGCAAGAGATATTGACTGGAAAAACAATAGCAAGAAAGGAGAGATATATATAGAAGAAGATGTGAACAACTAGACAAAACAAACAAACATATCATATAAACCACAATGATATGTGACTAACTAATGTGAATAACTTTTAAACTAAATAGAAGTTATTGCATTATATAAAAACTATGTGAATAACTTAATAATCAATCAAACACGCTACAAACCCCACAACTAAAGGCTTTATAAAAAAGGTACTGTGAGCAATTAGGAAAAGAGTATGAGTCGTTCATAG